CCAGCCACAATCGGCCCGATGATGGACAGATTGTTCGCCAGCCAGTTCACCGCGTTCAGCACCGGCTGCAATGCCTGGATGGCCGTGTTCTGCATGGAGGTCCACACCTGCCCCCAGGTCATGGGCATCTGTTCAAACTTGGCGTTGATCTCGTCCGCCATGGCGAACATAGCGCTCTTCACCACGCCCGCGGTGATGGCCCCCTCGGAGGCCAGCTCCCGCATCTCCCCGGTGTTCACGCCCATGTACTTGGCAATGCTCTGGGCGATCATGGGCGTCTGCTCCAGTACGGAGTTCAGCTCCTCACCCCGCAGGGTGCCGGAGGCCAGGCCCTGGGTCAGCTGCAGCATGGCCGCCTGGGCCTCCTGGGTGGTGGTGCCGGACAGGGCCATCTGCTTGTTCAGCTGCTCCGCAAAGGCGATGATCTCCCGGTTGCTGGAAAAAGCGTCCCCGGCCAAAGTGCCCAGCTTCGCCACCAGATTGGCCGTCTGCTGGTAGGAGCCCCGAGACCGCTGGGCGGACTCATAGATCATCCGGTTCAGCTCTTCCGTGGTCTGCAAGCCGTCGTTCATCATGTCCAGCCGGGCCGTGATGCTCGTCATGGAGTCCGAAAGCCCCGTCAGCGCCCGCACGCCCTGGATGCCAAGATACGCCCCCGCCAGACCGCGCAGCTCACTCACCAGCCCGGAGGTCTGCCGGGCGGCATTGGCCGCGCTGTCGCCATACAGGCGGTTGCTGTCGCTGCCGCTCCGGGCGGCACTCCCGGCCCGAGTCAGATTGTTGATGTAGTCCCGCAAAACACGGGAGTATTCGTCGTTCAGACGCAAGGTGTCCTGAATGACCGCCACGGTCTCACCTCTTTTTCAAGCTGTCCTGCAGCTGTTTGTTCTCCTCCATGCTCCGCAGGGCAAAGACCCGCACCAGGGCTTTTTCCCGCCGGGGCAGGGCGTCATACTGCCCGGGGGCCCACCCGAGGTTGACAAAGCAGTAGTAGGCCACCAGCGTGTCAACGTCCCAGGCGTCCCCGGCGATCAGTTTTTTGCCTCGTCCTCCACGGAACCGCCAAGGCCGGACAGGTCCAGAATCTCCCGGAGAAGATTGCTGAACTCCCCGGAAAACAGCATCTTGCCGGGGACCATCAACGGGTCCAGTACCCCATAGGCGCCGCACAGCTCCGTGGACTTGAAGTCCGGCACCAGCGTGGCCGCCACAATCAAGCGCCGGTTGAAGTCCTGGTCGTCCACTGTGCGCTCCAGGCTGCCGTCCCGTTTCTTCACGGTCCGGGTGGACTGCTTCAGCAGCGCGTCCGCCTCGTCCTGGGTAATGGACCGAATCTTGAACTTTGCGGGGTTGCCGTCCTCATCCAAAAACCGTCTGGAAATGACGATCTCCTTCTCCTCCTGCACCGTCACAGGATGCAGGAACGCAGACAAATTAATCATGTTTCCTCCTTAATTCCCCAGCTGTGCCGGGTCGTTGAACGATTGCAGCCGTGCCACCCGGGTGTAAGCGAAGTTGAAGTCGTAGTTCAGCATGGCCTCCTCGTCATTGAGGATGCTCAGCGGGATGGTGCCGGTCAGGTGGCAGCCGTAGTAGGCCATCACCTGAGCGCCCACGGACGTGGTGGGGTCATGGTTGGTGATCTGGATGTCGAACTCCGGCATCACGCCGGTCTGGATGTACTCCAGCACCATGTCCGTCCACAGGTTGGTGCCGTAGTAGATGTTCCCGGTGCCTGTCAGCTTGGCGCCGTTGGGCTTGTCCTGAATGGTCCGGGTGCCGATCACCCGCATGTCGCTGGACTGCATCTCGGCGTTGGTGGTGATGTTCCGCATCCCGGCCACCACATAGTTTTTGCTGTCACGGGTTACGACGATGGACCCCTCCGCGCCGTTCAGGGTGTCCTTTGCCAGTAAATACTCCATGTATCACACCTCCCTCAGTTCACCGAGATGGTGACGTAAATCTTCTCCACGGAATCCACCGGCTGAATCGCCAGATTGACCACGATGGCGTCGATGGCCTCGCCCGCCTCCACGGTCACATCCTCCGCGTCGAAGTTCTGGATGCCGCTGTTTGCCTGGATGTCCAGCAGATAGCCTACAATGGCGCTCTTGAACTGCATCCGGCCCGCCTCGTTGTTGTTCACCACGCCGATGAACCCGTCGGAGAACTGCTCATAGATGTCATTGGCGATGGTGTTCAGCAACCGCATGACCCGGTTCTTGTGGTAGGGCTCGGTGATGTCCGTGGTATAGGTCACCAGAGAGTTGATGTCCTGCTCCACCTTCACCACGCCGTCGTCCGCGAACAGCACGAACTCCCCGTTCCGCAAAGCCTGCTCATACCCGGAATTGGTCCGCTTCGGCGTCACATCCACCGCACCGGGGTACGCGGCGTAGGTCAGAGACTCGTTGTACCGGGTCCCGGCCTGGGCGCCCGCTGCCCACCAGACAACCTGCTGGGGCGTCAGGGTGGTTCCGTCAGAGAGCACCACGCCGGAGTTCACGTTGATGATGTACCGGGAGTCCGGGTTGGTCAGGCCCGCCGCCACCAGCTGGGACTGTGCGCCCTCCTCGTCGGCGATCCGCTTGATGAATGCCTGGAAGGCATCCTCCACAGTAGAGTCCGAGCCATCGTATGCCAGCACATCGAACTTGTACGGCTCAATGGCCGTCAGGAAGTCCGTATAATCGCTGGAGGCCGGAGCGCCGTCCGCGCCGCCGGTGAGGGGCGCGCCCACGCTCGCCGCCAGGGCGCCGGTTCCAGAGAACGTCACCCAGTCGTTGGCCTTCAGGTCCTCCACGGTCTTGGCCGTCTGCTGGTCCTCGATCACACCGCCCACCACCGTGGAGACGGTGAAGGTGTCCGCCGGGTCTGTTAGTTCCGTGATGACAATCGTGATGTCATTGCCCCGGACGCCGGGATATCTGGCCGTCGCTGTCAGCGGAGCGATCTCCGCCGTGGCCTGCTTCTGCCCCGTCGCCCCCAGGCGGTACAACAGGACCTTGTTGGGCGCCGCTGTCCGGTTGGTGCCCTTGAACATCTCGTTCAGAAACCTGTTTTTGGGGTCGGTGATGTCATACCCCGTGTACGGAACCATGTCCGCCCCGGCCGCAATGGTCTGTACCGTCTCCACCGGGCCCCAGGAGAGGGCCGCCGGAATCGCCACCGTGCCCCGGTCGCTGACCGTCAGCCCCAGGTCCCGGTTGGAAGTAAACCGGATGTAGACGCCGGGCCGAATCTTGTTCTGGCTCTGCCAGGTGCCGCCAGCCATACAAATCACGCTCCTTTTTGTTTGAAAAATGCCTTGACCGCCTTTTCGGCCTCGGCTATGGTGTATTCGGATTTGGAAAGGACCACTCCCAGGAAGTCCTTTTGGTATCTTGCAAATCGGGGGTCCCGCAGCAGGACCTCCCGCCTGTATTTCTTAGCCATCTTTCAGCCTTTCGTCGTAGTCCATGGTCTCCATCTTCACGCTGTCCTCCGGAATGGTGACCCACACCCGCAGCTCGAACTTGTAGTGGAGGGCATCCAGATCGATCCGCCACTCCCGGTCACAGGTCCGCAGCAGGGCAGCGTCCGTCTCGTCGGAGTACGGAAAGGTCTCCATCAGCAGGTCCAGCGTCTCCGCCGCCTGCTGGTACATCTGCTGCAGGTTGGGCAGGTTGTAGTCCACCAGATACGTCAGGTCCAGCCCGATCCGCCGCAAATAATACCCGTTGTTCCGCCGGGGCTCGATGTGGGCGTACCGCTGCTGCAAAAACATCATCGGCGGTTTACTGTCCTGCTGGTTCGGGTCCTCGTAGAAGGTCACGCCGGGAAACGACGGGGCCAGATAGCCAGCCAGGCTCTTTGCGATTGTGGAAATCGTGAAGTTCATTCCAGCATCCTCCGCAGCCGTTCCGCTTCCGCACGAACTACCCGATGGTATTCCTCATGGGCCGCCTCTGCCATGAACAGCCCCTCCACATACTGGGTCTTCGTGCCCACCACGATGCCGCCTTTTCCGTCCTGGTTGTACTCCAGCATCCCGCTCTCCGGGTTGATGACCAATCCCGGCACGAAATGCCGGTCCATCCGGTGGCCGTCGTTGACATAGGAGGCGTACTGCTTATCGTTGTTCAAATGCGTTACGTAGCTCCTGCCGCGCTTGACAGGGGTCACCTTGGAATCCGACGCCCAGTGCTGTTTCATCCCACCGGACCGGGTATTGGTGCCGGAGAGATCGTCCAGCGTGGGCGGCGTCAGCTCCGCGGCCTTTTCCACGGCCCGGATGGTGGCTCCCTTCGCAACGGCGGTCAGCTCCCCGGGAAACCGCGCCTCCACATCCCGCAGCTGTGCAATCCGCTCTTCCAGTGTCATGTCACACGCTCCTGCTGTAACAGCCGGATTTCCTGATGGGCCAGCCCCGGGATGATGGCCCCGAACGGCTCATAGTAGAGATTCGGCTCCCCGGCAAAGGCCCGGATGACCGGCCCCGGCTTTCCCAGCCTGCCGCCTCTGGTAATCACCAGCTCGTCCCCGGCCCGCACATCCACAGAGATGTCGCAGGCCAGGTGGTCGGACTCCTTCAGGCTGGCCGCTGTCTCGGTCATGTTAACGATCCTGTTGTCGCTCTGGTAGATGCGGCAGGGGATGTTTCCGGACACCAGCGCCCGCTCATGCCGGGTCAAATTGCCGTCCAGGACCTCCCGCACCCGGTAAACGCTCATGGTGTCGGTGTACAATGAG